ATAATATTCATCAATTTTTAGTTAATTCCGTCCAGTCTGTATAATGTTTTGTACCATCAGTGTCTGCTATCAAAATATACGCAGTATTTTCCTGTGTTAAAGCGTACCCGCTTTCTTGTAATAAATAAGCCAAGAACCCAAAAACTGAACTATGTTTGGTCTCCGATGTAAGTGTTGATGTATTTTTATCCTGCCCAGTGAATACAGATGTATTCTTATTAGGTGGTGTAAATGTCGTTGTATTTTTAGATGGAATTGTCCAACTCATAATTTGTTATGGTGTTTCAGATCAAATTTTCCAATCGCTAGAACGCCACAGAAAAGATGATTGCTTTTGATACCAAATCTCTCGTTAAAGAAATCTCTATTGCTTGCTCTCACATTAGGGTTTATAAAGCAACAACCATAGTTCATCGCCTCACAAGCGAGATATACAGTTTGTATAATCACACCAGCGTCTAAATAAGGCATATTTGGCCTTTCTACTGGGTTCTTATATGCGTCCATATCTGCTATTACTAGAAGTAATTTGTCTGCCCTATGTACCCAACCAGTTCCTCCTACCAGAAGTCCCGAAAGCAAATCTTTACTATCTCTATCTCCGACCATTTTTACAAACACTCCTTTTCTTCCACAAGAACTAGGCGCTGTATCTATCGCATCTAGGATTGGTTGTAAATCTACCGTTTCTCTGTTAAATGTTCTCTGACTTGACCTATTATTTAATATTGTAAAAAATGCGTCTTGTTCCTTTTTTGTATATTTCTTGTAGTCGTGCTTTCCAAACGCATTAGTGTAAAGCACTTTTGCTTTTCTTGCTTGATGTGCAAGATACCTTTTCTGATAGCAGTCTATTGTTTTCATATATTTATATTAAAATAATTTAACCAATATTCTCTATTATAGTTTGTCTTTACATGACAACTCCTACAAAGAGATATCAGATTTTCAGGATTACAATTTTGCTTGTCATAATCAATATGGTGAACATCTAACTTTTGATTGAATCCATTTAACTCATCTTGATGCGTCCCACATATATAACATATATAACCATCTCTTTCTCTAATAATATCTTTTAATTCATCTGTCCAGTCTGTAGTATATTTTTCAAAAGACTTTCCCCCCTTCCAATTAGGACATTTATCTAGTCTTTTTCCATACATTGGATTATTAACTCCAGTATTCTTTCCTTTTTTAGACTCGCTCATCTTTTTTCTAGTTTCATTAGATATGTGTTTCCCGATTTGAGATGCACGCAGTTTCTTTCTCGTTTCTAGTGAAACAGGATGTCCAATTTTAGATTCACTTATTCGCTTACCTATCATTTTCTTATACTCATCATTTGCCCACCTTTTTGCCGACTCCAGTGCTATTTTAAGTTTTCTTTCATCAGATAATTTCTTCCCATACATTGGATTCTTTATACCAACTTTAGAGATACTAAGATTCTTTCTATGTTCTGCAGAAAACTTCTTCTTCTTTTTAACTTTTTCTTTTGTGACGTCACTCATAATATGTATATCCTATATTATTTTATGTTAATTATATTTGTTAATTATTTCTACTATTTTTTTGTGTGTTTCACCATTTCTGTGGTTCGCAAAGTGACCATTGTGTCTGTACCTATAAATAGTACATGGTTTATCTGTCCTCGCAAACTTTGCACCTAACTTTGCTAATCCAAACCAGAAAGGATAATTTGGATACTCACCATCTTCTCCATCTATAAACGGAGATTTTTCCCACATACTTCTTCTAAATGGACTATTACATACTATGAAGCAATTTTTCCAGTCCAGTATTTTTTCTTTTGTTAACTTTTTTGGTGCTAGTTTCGTTCTTACTTGATATATTTTTCCCCAATGACTTTCTTCTAAGTAAGATGTTGCTATCGCGTCATAGTCTTCATATTTTTCAAATTCTTCTATCGCGTCTTTTATGATTACATCATCTACATCAAGATATAAAATCCATTCTGTCGGGGTTTCTTTTACCGCAATATTCCTGGCATTTCCCATGTTCTTAAATTCTTTGACATACACTATTTTAACTTTTGGAACTCTTGATAAAATGTTAAAATAATCTACGTCTTTAAGTCCATGATTTTCTCCTAGCGCAACAATAGTTACCTGGTCAGGAACTATTGTTAGTTGTGCTATACTTTCGCACCAATCTTTTACAAACTTCCCATAGCCGTTATAACAAATTGTTACTATTCCTATGTTCATTTTTTTAAGTATCCAATGATATACTTTTTAGAACCAGTAATAATGTGCGTCTCTGCTTCTCCGAATTCTGACAATAAGTCTCTAATATCTTTCTCTTTAAAGCTCCAAATATGTTCTCGTTCAGAATATCTTCCGTTATCGTTCAGTGGCACTGATACTGCTAATGTTCCGTTAGAAACTAATACTCTGACAGCCTCGCTAATAACTTCTTTAGGATTATCAAAATGTTCTAAGAATTCTCCCATTACAATATAGTCAAAGTAATTGTCCTCGTAAGAAAGAGTTCTTGCGTCTTGTACAGAATAATTTATTTCTGGGAATTCTTTACTAAGATGTTCTATTAGTTTATCTGAGAAATCTATGGCATAGACTTCTGCCCCCATTTCCAATGCTCTTAGACTGTTTACTGCTAGGCCACATCCTATGTCTAAGAATTTTCCACCATTGAACTTTCTTAACAAATGGTCTGCCCTAATTTCTACTTGCGATATTCCTTTGTGTATCTTGAAGTGTCTGCCACGAAATATATCGTTATAATGTTCTGGTGTATTTATGTTGATTGTCTTCAGTCTTTTCATTTCTTAAATAGAACATTGTTGTTCGTAGCCAATTCTGCATACTGTTTCCATTTTGATTTGAATGGTTCATAGTGCATTTCTGCCATTAAGCGTAGTGCTTCGGCATAGTCTGGGTTTAATCTTATGGCGTGCATACACATCATTCGTGCATCATCACCCATACTAGAATACCAATATGCTTTTGCTATTACCAAATAAGCATTTGACTTTTCTGGTGCCCATTTACCTATCTTTAAATATTCGTTCAACCACCAGATACACTTAATATAATCTTTCTTTTGAAAATACTCTCTCCCTAGGTAAAACTTCCACCTTGAAACTTGTGGGTGGTCTTTCACTTCTTGTAATAGAATTCTTAAATTTCTATCTGGGTCTGTATAGTGTGTTGGGCTGTATAAATAAACCAACGCTACTTCACCAGTTCCGAAACCTTGTGCTACCTTGTCGCCTTCTTTTACAAACTCGTGGACTCTACCTTCGTAGTGAATGTTTTTACCTGCCTTGAACAACTTTGGTAATGTGTGATATTTAGTATCACGATTGTCAAATGTATTAGGGACTATCCTTATATTTAGAACATTATGGTCCTTACCATGCTTTTTTATAAGTTCTTTCAACTTCTTAATGCCGTCTTTTTCAAATCGGCAGTCCGCATCTAGCCCTATTACCCATTCTCCTGAACATTTAGACATGGCGTAGTTTTTTGCTTCAGCAAAGTTATCGTTCCATTTATAGTCTGTATATATTTTGTCTGTGTACTTTTTGGCTATCTTGATAGTTTTATCAGTAGAGCCAGTGTCAACTATTATTATCTCGTCTGCCCCTTTCATTGACTTCAAGGAGTCTTCAATCATCTTTTCTTCGTTCTTCACAACCGAGAATACACTTAGTTTTATATCTTCTTTTTTCATATTACTGTGACTGTGGTTTATGAATTACCGTTATATCCTGTGCTGCTACTGATGTTACTATTGTCAATCCCTTTGGGAATACTGTTCCGTATTCCAGTGAGAAATGATTTTGTAACAAAGTACCAGGTGATGTTATGATTCCCTTAACCGTACCAGCTGCCGCAGTCGGTCCATCGTAGATAGTGATTACACCATTAGCTGCTGCTTTATTTACCGTTATTCTTTCTAAGACACAAGGTCTAGTAGAGATAATAGTAGTAGTGGATGAGGAAATATATGTATTTTGTCCTGCCATTGTTTTATTTAATTATATCCCCCGATAGGGGGGTGAGCCCAGAGATGGACTCACCTAGAAAGTCTTTATGCTTTCTTTAACGTTACTCTAAATCCGAGACCGTCACCAGTACCAGGTGCTGTTGTAAGCACACCAGTTAAGGTGGTTCCAGATACTGTTAACTGCAAATGTGATGCAGCAGGGTTTCCCGTTACGTTGTACACGTTCGAACCGATCACGGTTGAACCAGTTGTACAAGCGCCAGTTTCTGTCGCAGTTGCTCCATTGAAGTCCAATGTTACAACTTCGGTATCGAATGTAGGCCCAGTAGCTCCTGTAGGTCCAGTAGCACCAGTTGCACCAGTAGGTCCAGTTACTTCTGTTCCAGTAGGTCCAGTAGCTCCTGTTTCTCCTGTAGGTCCTGTAGGTCCAGTTACTCCAGTGGCACCAGTAGAACCAACAAAGGTTGGTCCAGTTGCTCCTGTTTCACCAGTAACTCCTGTTTCACCAGTAGGTCCAGTTGCTCCAGTAGCACCAGTTGCACCAGTTCCTCCAGTCGCACCAGCAGGTCCGACAGGTCCTATTCCTCCAGTAGCACCTGTTGCTCCATCTGAACCAGCAGTACCCTGTGCACCAGTAGGTCCAGTTGCACCAGTAGCACCCGTTGCTCCAGTTCCTCCAGTTGCACCTGTTGCACCTGTAGCACCATCGACACCAGCGGTGTCTTCAGTCCAAGTAGAACTTGCGACAGTACCAGTATTTCTGTAGGTCTTTTTGTTGGTTTGGTCTCTGTACTCACACATTATAGCGAATCCAGCGACACTAGCAGGGGCTGACCCTGCACCTTGTGCTCTCCTGATTTTACCACTAGCATCATATTCGATGGCGGTAAACCCAGTCCCTCCGATGTTTCTAGGTTCTCCAGCAACTAATATAGGCCGATTGAATATTTTCATTTTTGTCGTAAGAGGTTATTAAACTCTTACCATTTGTCTTACGACCTTTCTAATCCCCCAAAGGGGGTGAGTTTTTGAATAGAACTCACAAAACTATACTAGATTAGGATTATACCCAATCTGAGACGTCCACTTTTGCGTAAACTAAACCTTTCTTTTCCTTAGTAAAGGTTTTCTTACCATATCTTGTCCATGCGAAAACATTTCTACCAAGTCTATCTGGGTCTCTTACGAAATCAACACTAGGTTCTTTTTCGATAACTAAATCGATAGAACCCTTTACACCAAACAATGGGTAAGAGGTTGTAGTTACAGAAGTTACATTTGAAGTATCACTTTCATTTATAACCACGTCACCGTAACCTGAAATTACCAAAGCGTGTGATGTATAAGATGCTGAGATTCCACCATTTGTCAATGTTTCTCTGTCATCAGCAGAAACATCGTAATAGGTAGATGTAGTTGCGGCTGTAGTTCCATTGATAGCTAATACTAAGTTAGCATAAGCCTCATCTTCAGATGTTCCAATGTCAACTTCACCAGCTGCATTACAGTTAGTTCCGTGTGCTTCCCATGTGAAGGTTACTCCATCAACGATGAAAGTTTGTCCATCAGTAGGAATACCACTTGTTACAATGGTACTTGAGAAAGGAATGTTGTTTGAGAAGTAAACATCAAATCCAAATCTTGAACCAATGTAACCATTCATTCCAACCTTGTCACCGAACATAGTTTCTCTTCCACTTACAGCAAGGGATAAGATTTCTCTTAACCTAGGACCAACGACAGCGAATCTGCCTTGTGCCCCTCTATTATACTTGTCTAAGTTTCTACTTGCGGTTGTAAATAGATTTGAAATGTTTGAAACGGTAACGGCTGCTGCACCAGTACCAGAACCACCTAAATCTTGTGCTGCGACATAACTATAAGCATTGCTATATTCTGCAAAGATAGCTTGGTCGATAATGTTGTTTAACAATCTACCAGCGTCTCTTGCATAAATAGTTGCCATATCCCATTTATTTTCAATTACATCAATATCATCAATGTAAAATGCAATCAATGGGGTTGTGTCGATGTCAAGATATTCGTTTACACCACTAAGGTCATTATATACTGAGATATCTGTACCCTTAGTATAGGTAGTTGCTTTTAAAGCACTCCTATATGGTCTATTGATTCTTGTACCGTCAACTAATTGGCTAGCTAAGGTTTCACTTACTAAAGCTCTTGCTACATTTTCCTTAGAATAAGTAGCCTGCATCTCATTTGCCCAATACTCGGCATTAAAAGTTGTTAATGCGTTTGCCATTTTATTTTATTTTAACCCCTAACCTTGCGTTTTAATCCACGCCTTGTAATCTTCCCAGGTTTTTTGACCTTCCTCGGTTGTCAAATCAAGTTTTGGCGGATTATTAACATCAAAGTTTTGTTTTGTAGGAGCCCCCTTGCCTTTTCCGATTGTCGCCTCCTCGACTTTCTTCGCAGCTTCCTCCTTATCCTTTACAAAAGTAAAGTAGTCAGAACTCATTGCTTGCTTAATTGTAAGGCCCTCGGCTTTAGCGTAGGCTTTTATACTCTTTTTTGCAGCGTCGCTGATATTAACAGCGTCTAATTCCTTTTCATCAAGTTTTTCAGCAACCTTTTTGTCGATAGTATCTAAAATATCATCGATAGGTTCTGCTTTCTGAACAGGTTCTGCATCAGAACTTTCTTTAGAAGCCTTGAGTTCTGTTTCGGCTTTCTTGGCACGAGCAAATAATTTCTTATTTGTTTCCTCCAATTTGGCGAGTTTATCTTCCACAGATTCCTCTGTTTCAGTAGTAGTCTCGTCTTCTACTGGTTCGACATTTTCAGTGGTGTCGATATCCACTTCTTCTTCATTTGGAGAGTTTAGATTCTCATTCATATTTTTATATGTTTAAATTATAATGTTCGACCTTAGATATTTACTGTCACAATATCTGATATCTCTATTTTAAGTCCCTTTCTTTCTGCATGGGCTTTCGCTTTTTCCATTTCGTCAATTCCGTGAACTATATATGAAACCAATAGTTCATCTTCTTTATAAAGTTTTATTCTAGCCATAGCTAAGTCTTCTGACTCAACTGGCTTTTTTACGTCTTTATGAACTCTCATGTGTAATCTGAGTCCATTTGCGTTTTTAAACTCTCGTCCGCATATAGTACATACTTCCATAGTTTTATATTAATTATTTGTCGTCCACACCAACGTGGTATTTTGGTTCTTCTACTTGCTCTTTATCTAATACCATTACTTTTCCAAGAATATTATCTATAAGCCATAGTGCTTTCTTTTGAGCCTTTAACTCTAACGCTTGTTCTTCTGCGTTAGAACAATCTTTTACATTGTATATACTCTCTAAAATCTGAACTTCTTTTAATAAAAATTCTTTAAGAGATTTTCCTGCTTCACTATTGAAGTATTTTTTTAGTTCTTCGTCTTTCATTTTTGTGCTTTCTTGTTTTCGTTAGCTTGATTTGTTTGTGCTGCTGGTTGTTCTAAGCCCAACAACTGATCTGGCGTACTCCTAGGTAAAGACGACACATCTATGTTTTGTTTAGCCATAGCCATTTCTACTAGATAAGAACGTCTTACAGGGTCCGACTCCAGCTGTATAAACGATAGAAGTGATTCCATTTCCGCAGCAAGTCTAACGTTTTCTCCTGTTATAATGACCTTTACCCTTGGTTCAAAATTATCCCAGAACCCCTTGGTTACCTTAATAGCTGATTTCTTATCAGTCATAAGCTCTTCCATTTTCCTTTCTTTTAAGGTTTGTGCGATTTCTGGAGAGTGTGGTGGTAAATTAATCAAGTTTTTTACATACCACGAATTTGCTACCATTTGGTAAAACTCTTTTAAATTTTCTTCACTGTTGGTAAGGTCTATTACCTTTTGTGCTGTCAAGTCTCTCATAAGGTCTGGAACAATCCAGTCCTCTATTAAAGACCTTAATCCTAACGCTAATTTTTCTCGTAAAAAGTCAAATAACTTATTTGCGTTTTGATTTAATAGATTGCCCAACTTAAACGGTGTGTTAGAAGGCATTGTTTGTCCTTGTACAATTTCGTAACTATTAGCCAAAAAGTCTGCTGTTTGGATATTTCTATTCCAGTCAATCATCATCTGGTCTAATCCTTGCATACGAACATCTACTTGTGCTAAATCACGAGTTCGTATAACATCACCACTTCTTAGGTCTGTCAATAAGTTCTGAACAATCATATCATCAGATGACCTAAATATAGTTTTTGAAGCCCACTCTAATCCTTTGGCGATTTGATTACCTAATTGATTTGCTCTAGTCTGACAATCAAACAAAATTTCATACATACCTTCTCTCCACCATCTTCCTTTGTATCTACCACGATGTGCTTCTCTATAAGGCATTTCACTAATCTGTTCAGCAAACAAAACTAAATTACCACTAGACTTAGAGTTTTTATTCATTCCAGCGACAATTATTTTTGCTAATACAAATTTCTTATCACTACCACCTTCCTTACCTTGTGCTTCCCTAAGTTCACTTTCTTTTATCTCGCCATTGCGTTCATAGATTTCATAATAAGGATTTGTTGTTGAGCTTGGTGTAGATTTTGCTTGTGCGGCAAATTGTTTATTACCGAATTTTTCTATAACCTCATCAATATTATTCCATATACCCTCTTTCTTTCTTAAATCTGATTGCGTTAAAAGATGTCTTTCTATTACAGTTGTATCATTTAAACTTTTCGCAGTTTGATTTATGACATAGAAGTTTTTAAGGTCAACTCTTTCATAACCACCTTTTACTTTTTTCCACGCTACATTTCCTAACGCAGAAAATTCCTCTACTGCATCATTAAGTTCTTCGCCTTGTCCAGTTTCTTTTAACCAGAAACCTAACTTTACGTTGGATAGATATACTGCCAATCTATCTCGTATTGACTCTGAATAAATCATTATATTACTGCTGTCAAAGTCTATATTTTTTATTTCAGCACTAACTCTTGGTGAAATAATATCATACCAATATTTATAGTCTCCTTGTGAGTCTATCTTTCCTTTTGGATATTGTTGATTTTCATAAAGTGAAATCCTTCTCACTAATTTATATTGTGAAAACGATATTCCTTCAGCTAAATCAACGGTATCCTCTTGATACGTTCTTATCTCATCTCTTATTGTATTAAATACGCTCATACATTATGAATGAAGAAAGTTTTTCTTCTTTAATTTTATCTCGCTTTTCAGCGTTTTTTCTTTTCCTGACTTCTTCTGGGTCTGTGTGTTTTCTAAATATCTCAACAAATTGTTTAGTGACGTTTTTTTTCATTTTTCTTAACCTTGCTAAGTGTACCGTAAATATACTTCTTTGCCCTATCAGAAGTTATTGTACCAAATTTTTTCCTTGCTTCTCTTTTAAGTTTTTCGTGTAATTTTTTAGGCATAGAATTCATTTACCCTTTCTCTACGAATTCGTTTTATGTCCATAGTTTTGTCTGGATTGTGTTCTGGGATTGCCTCACCTTTCATCTGCCAAGCAATCGCTAGTGCTACTAACAAATCAAAATGTCTAGTCATACCAGGTTTCTTACGTGTGCTCATATTCCTACGTTGATAATGACGACATTCTTCTATTAGATCTACATCTGGTATTTCTAAAAGTCCTTCTTCTACTGCTGTTTTCAATTCCATTATCATAGAAGATTTTGTTCCTACATTTGTTGCCCAACCAAGTTTTTTTGTTTCTGCGTTGGTTACTTTATCTCTAACTGTATGTCTATATATTTTTGAATCAGGATAGTTTTCTCCTAAAATTGCTATAGTACCATAACCAGTATTATTTAGTTCTGGTGCTATTAAACACTTGCCAAACATATTCCCTTGACGGATAAGTTCATATCCAAATAAATCTGGACTTATTGTTGAACTCTTATATGTCCCAACCACTTTCGCTGGCATTGTTGAAAAATCTATCAATACTGACGCAGACGCATCTCTCCCTATTCCTTCTGCTGTGTCAGCACCTATTGCGTACCTGTGAGTTGGTATGTATTCAGACCAAGTCTTAAACCCTGCCGAAACATCATTAGGCTCATAACATAGTTTCTTCTTGTTATCCATAACACCCCTGTCGAATATATTATCTCCAGCCTTGGCAGGATTATTCATCATTTCTGTTTCAAACACTGGGTCTGTTAAATCCCTACGCTTTGCTTCTAAAGAAACCAAGGGGTTTTTTTTGTCCTTATTTACCTTGACAGCTTCTTCGTCTGTCATTACGTACTTCCCTGGCCATGTTGGTTTTCCGTCTTCTATCACTGGAATATTTCTAACTACTGTGTTATTTCTGTTTTTTAAAATGTCCATTATATATGTTATAACCCCGTCTTCTGTAATTAGATTCCCTAAGTAAAGTATAGAACCATCTACTGCTATACCTGTTCTACACTCGTTTATATGTTCTATTATTTTTAAAATAATTGGCATAGAATCTTTTGTACGACTAGACTCTACGTCATCAAATACAACCATATCAGGTCTTTGACTTTCATACACACGTCCACGGATAGGTTCTTGTGTAGAAAATGCTTCTACCTTGACTTTGTTTTCTGTAATAAAGTTCCCTATTCTTTTGACTTTGGCTTCTTTCTTTTCTTTGCCTTGTTTTGACGGAAAGTATATCTGTCCAAAGTCTCTTAGGATTTTCTTATTAGTCTGAAGTGCTACGGCTATATCAAATAAAGCTGCTTCTGAATTAGACTTGTCATACGAATCATAGTTGATATACTTCTTTTTTCTATAAAGAATACACCATACGATAAACATTTTAGCCACGGAAGTCTTGGCACACTCTCTGAATCCAATCCAAGCTGCTTCTTTTAAGCGTCCATCAACTAACTTATGACAATCGTCATAGAAGTCCCAATGAAAAGGTGCTGGTGGATATGTAAAATATTCTGTAAAATAGTATGCAGCAAAAGCAGCAAAAGACTTAGAACAAGCATAAACACGCTGTTCTTTGGTTCCATTGACAACTATGTCTTTTATCTTCTGGTTTAGCATCTATATTGAGCACTGTATTATTCCCAAGCAGAGGTTTAATCACAATAGTGGGAGTTTATCCCTCTGCTTAATGGGTTGTTTCGTGAACATAATTCCCTTTTAATTAAACTCCTGCTTGGAAACATACGGGTCGGCAAGGATTCGCACCTTGCTGGTTTTATTTGGTTATGCTACGGGAAGCCACCCATGACTAGCACCAAAAAGGACTCTCAACCTATGTTAATCCTTCAGCTAGCGGCGAACTCTAGCTTGCACCCATTCTTCCTAAATGAGGAACGACCCTTACTATGCTAAAATTACATTATCCACCATCCTAATAGGAATCCTATAATAAGTCCTTTTAGAAAAGCCCACCAACACCAAGGATTACGTAATGCGTCTATTGCTCTTAATAGGAATAATCTGAATCTTCCTATCTCGCCTATTTCGCAATCACCTAGTCCTCTGCCTGTTCTTGGTCCTTTTCCACGAGGTCCTGTACCATCTTTGTTCATAAGTTAAATTACTCTAAATTAATTATAATCGTCTAATTCTTCCGTGTCATATTCCTCGCCAAGTTCTTTGGATAATTTAATATCTTCTTTACTAGGAATATATTCTGGAATATTGTCTAGTTCGTCTATCATAAATCTATTGGTTCTATGTTTAGATATCCGTTTTTACATCTAACTACCTTATTATCTTTTGCCTTTTCACGGGCTTTATTTGCTTTGTCTAAACGCTCTAAAAACTTGTCATATATAATATCGTCTACTTGTTTGCGAGTTATGCGTTTAGATTTCATTTATATTTGTCTATATTCGTCTTTAACCTTAAATACATTGAGATAATATTTACGCCGCGGCTACCTCAATTTAATGCATGCTATTTGATTGTCCTTCCTTTTTCCTCTCTCCTGCCTGATAAAGTATAGTCCCTAGAAAGGCTAGGGTCCTGACTTCTCTCTTTCGAGGTTATCAGTATAGGTTTCGAGTTGTAAAGTGTAGGCATCTATCCGTAGTATTTACCCATACTACCACTAGATGTGTGTTCCTTGGGAGAGTTAATACTCTCGACTATTCTCGTTTAAGAATAATCGAGAAAATTAAATCTACTTTTTATTGAATTCTTTCATATATTCTTCGTGTTCTTTCGCACATTTTTCAACATAGTTTGGGTCAAAAGTATATACTATATCATCTTCACAAACATAATTTTCATTATTATATCCACTTGTTAAATGATGACTTTAGTTTAGACTAGATGTAATGTTGCCCATAGCGTTGGGAGGTCATCTAACGGTAGGATGCTTACTTGTCAGGTTAGTTATTCGGGTTCGAATCCCGACCTCCCAATGGTGTGGGTAATATGCTTGACAATACTAAGTAAATTGATTAACCTAATATTGACAAGTAGGCATTTCATAAATGCCGTTATAGGGATTCAAGCCGTGATTGAATTAATATTCAGGAACGATTGTTTCTCGCCAAACCCCCGTAAGGGGGTTTTGGTTTCCAAATCTCTTATATTACTAGTATCATGCTTAGATTGCGGATTTGTTCATTTATTCGCCAAAAACGTAATAGACAAGAAGTTATAATCCAAATAATGATAATATAAATCTCATAAACGATCGTTTTTTTAATTTTGTAGCAGTTATTATTCCACTAGTCATATTTATATGATTTTTTTATTGGTTTTTGACCTTTTTAAAATCTCTTAATGTGTTATATTATTAAGAAATAATTAATTTAATTTTATGACGCCCAAGGAACTTGAAGAAATCTATGATAAGAATATTAAGCCGTCTTTTGATGAGTGGAGAAAAGCAGAAAAAGAATATTGGCGCTATCATGGACGATTTTTCGCAAAATTAATAAACGGAAGTTTTAGTTGGGAAGGTGTAAAAGCATTTACTGTAGAAGAATCAGAAAAACTAGATAAAATGCGGGATGATGTAAAGAAGAAAGAAGAAACACATAATAAAATATTCAAGGAATGGTTATTCTTGGTTAAATAATTCTTCAAAAGCTAACTTAAAAATATTCAATAATATTTTTTGATTTTTAATAACATCTTTCTCAATTTTAAATCCCACACTATTGCCGTTTAATTCAAGGATAATCTTTATTATATCCTTATCTGATGTTTTTTTATTTTTTGTACTTGTTTTCATGGTATAGTTACCCTTCTTTGGCTTGTTTAACAGTTATTTTCTTTGGTGCACAATGTGGTAACTCACAAGCCATACACAAGGTATATTTATAAACTATATCTTCGTCTTTCATATATCCATATTAGCAAAGTTTTTTATTCTTGTCAAGTCAGAGTAAACTGTGGATAACTTTTTATGTGTTATATTTGACGTTTGTCTGGTTTTGTGTTCTCGTTAAGGTCTAAAAAATATGGTTGGTACATGTTGGGTATGATACTTATAACCACACCTAACTTTCGTTTTAAGGACATACTCCCACCCGTCTAACATAACCTTTATCAATCCACGGGCATCAGACTATCAGACTATCAGACTACTACTATTATATGATATATTATACCTTTTTCTTATTTTAGGAGCTTATTTTGGCTTGTGTGAGCTTGTATGTCCGTGTTTAAGTCTGAATATCCTTAGAAATACCCCTCTTATATAGTAGACGAATGAACAAGCGTTTTGTTACACTAAGGCGTTTTACTCTACCCGTGTAGACTTGCCACTTTTGGCTTAACCACGGGCTTTCTGAAGTCGGTTTTTAAGGTTTTAGTCCGATTTTCTCTCTTTTTAGGTCTTTTTTTTGGCTTTTTACATCAATTCATCAAAAACAGCGTCTATTTCCTTCTTATCTTTGTCAGATATTTCTATTCTTTCTGTTGCTTGACCGCCGATTAACTGGCTTAGCTTTTTAAGGTTTACAAATGAGTCCGACAGCTCTTTATATCTAGCTTTGTCTCTGGTTTTGTCCATACGCTTGGCTATTTGGGCGATCTCATAGTCAATCCAGCCAAGTAATTCTTGAGTCTTTTTGCACCTTAAAAACTTCTTTGGGTTTTTAGCATACGCTTTCGTATAGCCAGACTCAATCATCGCCTTACCTTTTTCAGCACCCCCACTTGCCACCATTTTATTTACAGCTTCAACTCTTCTTAAATCTAAATCCTTGTATGTTTTATCTAGCGTCTTTTCTATTGTCTTATTATCTTCCATTGTATATTGTTTTAACCCCGCGAAAGTCTAACTTAACTTGCGTTGAGGTATTATACCTATTTTAATTTTTGTTAGCTTATATTCTATTGCGTTGTTTTCTTTTAGTATTGATTGATTATTATGTTTTAACCCCGTTTTAGAGTTATCCACATATTGCTGTTGACAAGGTTTTTAGTATTGATATAATTAGTATATAATAAGTAATTTAATAATATGAGTAAGTATAATGATAAAGAAGTTAGAAAAATGGTTTATGATTTCTTAAAAAGCGAGGGTAATGACGAGGAACAATTTTCAGAGAGTTGTCAATACTCAATAATTGAAAACTATGTTCCAGATTGTCCAGCTTGGTGTGGTGATATTCTAACAGTAGTTTATGGTTATGATGAGGCAATATCTAATTATAGAATAGTAGATAATAAATTAGAAAAGATTATACCCGCTGAATATGCTAATTAGTTTATCCTTAATGCTCACCACCACTAACCGCCTAACTAGCGGTTTTTGGTTGTTCTCCTAGATAATCTGATACTTTAACAATTTCCCCCACAGGAACAACCGACCACCACTTGCGGAACTCTTTTTCGTCTTCTTCTGTCCATTCTTTATCTTTCCTCATTAACTTTCTCTTTTCATCTCTTTAATGGCTTTCTTTTGTTTAGCTTCTCTCTTGTTTTTCTCGGCTTCGGCTTTGGCAGTAATCTTGGCTTGTTCTTCTTCAATCGCCTTTAAATCCACAGGACGCATTGAAGGAAGAATAGCGTCGTTTCTAAAATCTAAACCTGCTTTTAAATCCACCCTATGTTTTTGGCTTATAACTTTATAATCGTTGTGAAAAGCCTGCCATCTTTTTTCAAAGTCTTGGGCTTTCTTTTTCTCGGCACGATTGAGTTTTCTTTTTAATCCCATAGTATAAGTTTAATTATCTGTGTCTATTGTATCATACTATAATTTAAAAGTCAAGCGAAATTCGGTAAAAGTAATCTGTGGATAACTTTTTGAACATTCTATTGACAATGGTTTTATATTTGATATAATTAGGTTAGATAAGTGATATAAATAATATGAACAAAGAACTAATAACATACACTATAATAC